AATGGACTGCATTTAAACAAAGTATGGATATGTTCTTAGAGATTAGCAAGAGTTTAGGTTTAGATCCTGGCAGCCGTTTAAAATTGGACTACTTTAGAGATAGTAATGAAGATGAAGACGATGAGATTGCTAAACTTTTAAAAATGAACTAATGAAACAAGGCATTTTTGAAACATTAACCTTTATCATCGTTATGAGTATAATGGTCACAGGTTTAGCCGTTCCATTTTACTATTTATGGAATTGGTTGTTTGTTAAATTCTTTTGGTTTGATTTTATAGATTACTTAGAGGCTATTGGTTTTGTTAGTTTTATTTTCTTATTCAGATTTATTGCCATAGAAATTAAAACACCTAAATGAAATTTATTGAGGATGTTGTTTCGGGGAGTTTAATATTAGGCAACTATGCAAGGCTGGCAGTTGACAGGCATTTAAACGATTTAAAGGTTAATGATTGGGAGTATTATTTTTCAGAGGAGAAGGCAACCAGGGCTTTCTCCTTTATTTCCGCTTTGCGCCACACCAAAGGCGAATATGCCGGGCAGCGTTTTAACATCCAACCTTTCCAAGAGTTTTTTATCAAGGTATTGTTTGGATGGCAGAAAAAGACTGGTGGCAGACGCTTCCGCAAGGCTTACCTCGAGATTGCAAGGAAGAATGGCAAAACGGAGCTTGCAGCTGCGATTGCCGTTTACTGTTTCCTGTTAGACAATGAAACGGGAGCGGAGGTGTACACTGCTGCAACTACTCGTGACCAGGCAAGGATAGCATTTGATACGGCTAAAGTATTTTTAAAGAATCTAAAGAATGATTCTAAGACATTTAACAAGTTAGTTAATGTTTTAAAGTATAATTGTAATGTACCTACTACTAATTCTAAATTTGAATCAGTATCATCTGATGCCGATACGTTAGATGGATTAAATCCCAGTTTTTGTTGCATTGACGAATTTCACGCGCATAAAAATTCAGACGTGATAAACGTAATGGAGACAGGTATGGGTTCAAGAATACAACCATTACTTTTTATTACTACAACTGCTGGCTTTAATCGTGAATCTCCTTGTTATTTGTATAGGAAGGTAATGATTGATATTTTGGAAAAGAGAAAGGTGGATGAGTCGGTATTTCCTTTATTGTTTTGTCTTGATGAAGGTGATGATTGGCAGGATAAAAATAACTGGACAAAATCCAATCCTAACCTTGGTGTCACTCCGTACATAAGTTACATGGATGACCAATTTCAAAAGGCATTGAATGAGGGAGCGTCAAAGCAAATACAATTCATGACTAAGAATCTAAACGTATGGACATCTACCTCTTCCGTTTGGATTTCCCAAAGCTACATAGATAAAACAAGGTTATTTATTGATGATGCTACGCTGTATAATAAGAAATGCTTTGCTGGCTTAGACCTTGCCTCAACGCGTGACATCTGCGCACTTGTACTTTGTTTTCCGGTGCAAGAAGGATTGACTAAACCACATATAAAATCTTATTACTTTTGCCCAGAGGACAATGTGAGAGAGCGATCGCTTAGTGATGGTGTACCCTACTTGCAATGGCAACAAGATGGGCATTTAACAATGACAGATGGTAACGTAACCGATTACGATTACATAAAGAATAAAGTAATAGAAATAACGGCTAAGTATAAAATAGAATGTATTTGTTTTGATAGATGGAATGCCAGTCAACTTGTTATCCAGTTGACAAACGATGGGGCAATTATGAAACCATTTGGGCAAGGTTTTATTTCCATGTCTGCACCAACCAAGGAAGTAGAAAAGTTGTTTTTATCTCATGAGATTACACACGATGGCAATCCAGTATTGGAGTGGATGATGAGCAATGTTATTTTGCGGTTAGATCCTGCTGGAAACATAAAGATAGATAAAGCTAAAAGCACAGAAAAGGTGGATGGAGCGGTGGCGATGGTCATGGCCTACGCACAGATAATGCAAGGTGATAAACCTACGATATACGAGGGCAAGGAAAGGGAAGGAGGATTGTTGATGTTATAAAATGTACCTAATTAAAATAAAAACCTTTTAATTATGGAAAAATTAATGGCAAAGCATGAATATGCTGAACAGGTTAGACAGATTAATTCAACAAGCGGATATTTTCATAGGTTTTACGAATTGTCTGGAGAATGTCGTACACATCAAGAGGCATGGCAGAAATTGGAGGAGGAGCGTGATGAGTTTGGACTGGATGAGAAATATAAGACCTACGAAAGTTTCCGCAAAGCAAAAAGCAATTACATGGTAATGCGGTTTGTTTAACTTGTTACCTAAAGTACATAACTTCATACTATTCTGGTTTATATTTGCCGCATGGGAATAATAAATACCATGCGGTCTTTTTTTTCTAATACTCGTGCGAGCATTGAAAATCCAAGTACACCTATCAACGGTGATACATTAGGCGCATTGTTTCAAAGAGGATCTGCAGCTGGCGTGGCAGTAGATGAATATTCAATTATTGGTCTTCCTGCCTTTTACCGTGCTACTCAAATACTTGGCGGTGTTATTGCGTCTTTGCCTTTTGACATTATAGAGAAGATGGATAACGGAGGAATAAGAATAGCAAAGGAGCATCCTAATTTAAAAGTAATTGCTCGTGAACCTAACGATTATTACACAGCTCACACATTTTATAAAACTTTAGTATTACACTACCTTAGTCATGGTGTGTTTTACGCATCTATAAATAGAAATAGCATTACCCAAAGAATAAATAGCTTTACAATTCTTGATCCTACTCAAATAGAAAGCTATTACAATACAAGAGGGGAGTTAATGTTTAAGAGTAAAAAAAGTAATAAAAAATTTAGTTGTGAAAATATGATTCACATTCCTAATTTAACATGGAATGGAATCGAAGCATTTAAAATGCCTGACCTACACAGGGATAATTACGGCTTGGCATTAGCTAATAGAAACTATGGTGCTAACTTTTATAAGAATGGCGCGCACTTAAATGGTGTATTAAAACATCCTGGGAAGTTAACCAATGAAGCATACGACAGATTAAAGTCTTCTTTCAACCGTGCATTTGGTGGAAGTCAAAACGCTGGAGGTACTGCTATCTTAGAAGAAGGCATGGACTTTCAGAAAGTAGGACTTAATCCTAATGACGCAGCTTTTAATGAAACAAAAAAGTCAACTATTGCAGACATTGCAAGGATGACTGGTGTCCCAGGTGTTTTGCTTGAGGATATGGATAAGGCAACATTTAGCAACATGGAGCAGTTGAGCCAGATGTTTGTTAACTACACTATTATGCCATTATGCGAAACCATTGAAGCAGAGTTTAATCGTAAGATATTTTTTGAGGCAGAAAAGTACAATTATTGTACTCGTTTTAATCTTGATGGATTATTAAGAGGAGATGTTGCTGCGAGATCATCTTATTATACTACGATGCGCAATGTATTGGCCATGTCACCTAACGAAATTAGGATTAAGGAAAATATGAACCCTTATCCAGGTGGAGATAGTTATGAATTGCCTCTTGCATCTAACATAAAGATAGAACCATCAAGCGATGCCGTACAGTAACTATCCACAGTCAGCAACAAATGCAGCAAAGAAAGCATTGCAGCATAAAGAAGATAACGGTTCTAAGTGTGGAACTTCTGTTGGCTGGTCAAGAGCAAAGCAATTGTCAAGCAGACAAGAACTTTCGGATGATGAAGTGATACGCACTTATAGTTTTTTGAGCAGAGCCAAGGTATATGACCAAGGCAAGTATTTTGATGAGAATGATAACGAGATATGCGGTTCTATTATGTATGATGCTTGGGGAGGTTCAACTATGTTACCCTGGGCAGAAAGAACAGCTAATAAAATAATGGACGAAAGGTCAAAAGAAGAAACAATGGAAAAGAGAAGTATAAATTACGAGTTTAGGGCAATGCCAGAATCTCGCACAATAGTAGGCACTGCCACAGTGTTTAACTCTTCCTATGATATGGGTTGGTATGAAGAGGAGATGAGCCAAGATGTATTTACTAACTCGGACATGACAGATGTTGTAGCATTGTTTAACCATGATGCTAATATGGTTTTAGCCAGGACTAAATCTGGTACCTTAAAATTAAAGGTTACTGGTAATGCTATGGAATACGAGTTTGAAGCTCCAAACACTACATTAGGAAATGACCTTTTAGAGATGGTCAAACGTGGTGATGTTTATCAATCATCATTTGCATTTAGCGTTGAGGCAGAGGACTGGCAAGAAAGGGAAGGCATGAAACCTAAAAGAGTTATTCGAGGCATAAAGAAAGTATATGATGTTTCTCCGGTAACTTATCCTGCTAACCCAGATACAATGGTTGCAAAGCGCAGCTACGAGGAAGTTCAAGGTGCAGTTAATGAGGAGTTACAAAAAGTAATTGATGTTTCTGTAAAGTCAGAAATTAACATACAATCAGAGTTACGCAGGAATGCCCTGCACTTAATAAATTTAAAAACAAAATAATGACTGCAAAGGAATTAAGAGAAAAGCGGGCTTCCGATTACGCAATAATGGAGGACTTGCAAAAAAGAGCATCTGCGGAAAGTAGATTGATGAATGATGACGAAAGCAGACAATGGGATGCTGCTGACAAGTCATTTGCAAGCTACACCAATGAAATTGCTCGTTTGGAGAAATGGGAAACTATTAACCAAGAAAGTAGAGGCGCACAAGAGATTGAGCAATCAATTAATATGCTACCTACTAATCAAAGAGACATTGTAAAATCTCCAGAGTATAACTCTGCATTTTTTAAAGCACTTTGCAAAAGGTCTTTAACAAGCAGTGAGTCATCAATGCTTAAAGAGATGCGTGGAACGGCAACAATCACAACATCCGAAAGTGGATTAGCAGGTGGTTTTGTTATTCCTTACCAATTCTCTTATGAGCTGGAGAAAACTATGGCTTATTACGGCCCAATGCTAACAGTTTCAAGAATCATTACTACTCCACAGGCAGGTACTTTGTACTATCCTAAAGTAAATGATACGGCTGTTGCTGGCAACTGGCACACTGAAGCTGCTGCGGTTACTGTACAGGATATGACTTTTACAAGGGAGACATTTAATGCACACGTTTTAAACACCTTAGTAAAAGTTTCTGTTGAGTGGGCAAATGATGAGTTTGGTCTTTTAAATACAGAGTTACCTGTTATGTTAGGTGAGCGTTTAGGCCGTGGTCTAAACACTGCATTTACAAGCGGTGATGGTTCTGGTAAACCAACAGGATTCAGAGACGTTGCTCCATCCGGTGTAGAATCTGCATCTACTGGCGCATTTACTGCAGCTAACTTAGTTGACTTGGTTCACTCTGTTGATGTTGCTTATAGAAATAGTCCATCTGTTGCATTTATGATGCATGATAATATTTTATCTGCGGTTAGAAAGTTAAATTTTGATACTGCAAATAATCCATTATTCCAACCATCATTAAGAGAAGGTGCGCCAGATAAACTTTTAGGCTACAATTATTTTGTTAATAATGATTTACCATCAACTCAAGCAGCTGATGCAA